TGAAATAATAAATTAGAAAGTAATATATGGTCAATTATTGATCCATTCACTGTAAAATGTAATAAATTAAAAAAATATATTGAGGAAAATAAAAGAATTCCTATTGAATCATCAAAAGATGATGTAGAAAGAAAATTAGGTAAATGGTGTGACCATATGAGATGTGATAAACGAAATAATTTATTAAGTGAAGATAAAATTAAAAAATTGGAAGAAATAAACCAATGGTGGTGGGAAATCAAAGATCCATTTGATCAAAATCGCAATGAAGTTGTTAAATGGATTGAAGAAAATGGTAAACTTCCATCACATGGTTCAATAAATCAAATAGAATTGCCACTAGGTAGATGGTGTAATGCAATGAGACAAAATAAGAAAAACAACAAATTGAATGATTACAAGATTAATAAATTAGAAGAAATAAATGGATGGTATTGGACATTGGATGCATTTGATAACAAATATAGCGAATTAAAAAAATGGATTGAAAAAAATGGGAAAATGCCTTCAGCAGTACAAAAGAATAAAAAAGAAACACAACCAACAAATTCATACATTATAGAAGATAATGAAGAACAACGATTGGGAGAATGGTGTGTTATGAAAAGACAAGAAAAAAAGAAAAATAAATTGGATGAAGAGAGTATTATAAAATTAGAACAATTAAATGGATGGTTTTGGGAACAAAAGGATCCATTTGATGATAGCTATAATCAACTAATAGAATGGATGAAAACACATGAAAAAATTCCTTCGAAGGATACAATAGATAGAAATGAAATGGAAATTAAAATGGGTAGATGGTGTGCGTCTAGAAGAGCCGATAAAAAGAAAAATAAATTAACCGATGATAAAATAAAGAAGTTAGAAAAAATCAACGGATGGTTTTGGAGTGATGATGTTGCGAAGATAAAACTAAATAAAATAATGGTTACAAAAAGTAAAAAATCTAATATAAAGATACAAAATACAATTTAATTTATGGATTTACAGTCACTTAAACATTTCAGTTGAAATTAATATTAACTAAAAGTTGATAATAAATAATAAATATAATATTATGAATCTAAAAGAAAGATTACTAAATTTTAAAGTCTCATTCGATGAAACAGATACAAACAAAAATAAAATAACAAAAACAGATATGTATAGTAAATGTAAACAATTTAGTGATTGTATTGCGGGAGGCTTATCAACTAAAAATAAAGATGAATTAGTTGAACTCGTGAAGAAGTTAATACAATATAAATCATCTTTATTTTTAAACACGGAGGATTATAAAACATTCAAATTTGGCGATAAAACTATTAAACTCGATGACGAACAACATGAGATTGTAACAGCTACTCCTAATAATCATATAAGGATTATAGCCGGAGCAGGATCCGGTAAAACAACAACGATTTTATGTAGAATTAAATATTTAGTAGATAATTACATTTCTCCTAATAAAATTTTAGTACTTACATTTAATGTTGATGCTTGTCAGAATCTCAAGAATAGAATTGTTGAATTGTTTGGTTTCGATATTAATGTTCATATCAGAACAATTGATTCTTTTTGTGCGCAGATAAAATGGAAATATAAATTAAACAATCCCAAGGACTTCCCAATTGATTATGCTAATTCATCGATCAGTGAATTAGGTGTTGATGGTGAAGAGATTATGTTAAAATATGGTAAAGAAATAAGTAGTGAATATAAATACGTGTTTTTCGATGAGTTTCAAGATGTCAATAATCCACAATTTAACATAATTAAAATATTTGCTGAAAATAATTGCTATATAACTGTCGTGGGCGATGATTTTCAGAATATTTATTCCTTCAGAGGTAGTAACAATTATTATTTTATTAATTTTGATAAAATATTATCAGATGCAAATTCGAATTCATTGGAGAAAATAAAAACATATACGATAAGAACAAATTATCGATCAATACCTGCAATTGTATATTTAGCAAATGATTCATGTGAACATAACAAAATGCGTATAGAAAAAACAATGAAACCGTGTGAAAAAATGATTGATTGTGATGATGGTGAAATAATATTATCCTTATTCAAAGATACATCAAAACAATCAGAATATATAGTAAATACAATTAAATCAATGATTGAAAACTATGGATTTGGTTATGATGATTTTGTAATTCTTTCGAGATACAGTCATTATCTTAAAGTCAGTGAAGAATATTTACAAAAAGAAGGTCTTCCCTACATTGCATTAATCAGTGATAAAACATCATATGACGAATCAAAACCAACTGTACAAAAAGGTAAAATTACTATTACAACAATTCATAGAGCAAAAGGTTTAGAATGGAAAGTTGTCTTCATGGTTGGTCTCGATGACGTTAATTTTCCATCACATATGAATAATAATATTAAGAATATTGAAGAAGAAAGAAGATTGTTTTATGTTGGTGTAACACGCGCAAAACAATTTTTATATTTTGTTACAAATATTAAAGATATTCCACTTTCTAGATTTATTTATGAAGTATTTAAGAAACATATTGTTTTAGAAGATTATACAATGAATTATGATTCCGATGCAAACATGGAAAGATTATTTGGAACGAACGATAAAAATGACCCAAAAGAAGAATATAGTGTTACAGAAATTATTAAATTATTACAAGGTGAACAGATAAAGGAACTACGAAAAAAACATCTCATTCCAGACGTTCAACCTAAAATAACAGACTTATTTGACACCAAACTTGAATTTAATGAACAGATTAAAATGAATTATTTTGAAACAGATTTTGGAGAGTTTTGTGATAGACTGATAACGCGTTATATAATGGTAGATAATAAACAAAATTTACGTGATATTGATACCGAATTTATTATAAATGGTGTTGAAATGACTGAAGCAGAAATGGAAGTATATAATAAATATGATTTGAGACGTATTATTTATGAGAATCAAAACAATATCAAACTAATTAAATTACAACTAATTAGAGTAATCAAAGATCCGAAGGAACTAACTAATGCAATTAAAGCATGTGAGAAGGCAACAAATATAAACAACATGGGTGAAATAAGAAAATATGGAGCGTATCCAAAAAATTTTTTGGATAATCTTGTCAAATCATATAATATATACAAAAATGAAACACTAAAAACAAATACTATATTAAAAAATCTGTATTACATTTCACTATCAAGAAAAATAGTAACTAATCGTCGAAGATTGATATACAGAGATATCTTTGATATATTTACAAAAGAGTTTGATCCAATACATGAACGAATACAAAAATATACAACTTTTGTTAAAGACAAAAAAAGTGATATAGTATGTAAAGTTAATACTGGTAAAATATATAAAATTACTAACGAATATGTAAAAATATTAGGTGAATTAGATATGATGGATTTAACAGACAAAATGATAGTAGATTTTAAATGCTCAGAAAGTGACTTGAAAATAGAATGGATTCTACAAGTTTTATTATATTATGCACTTTTACTTGACAACAATAAGATAACTACTAATGATATTAATAAAATTGGTATATTTAACGTACTATCCGGTAAATTTTATGAAATCGATATCCCAGAAAATTATGATTTCATTGGATTACTAGATTATGTAAAATATTTAGTTGAAAAAGACATGAAAAGTGAAAGAGATTACGAAAAAATGGATATTGATTTTTTAAAAGAATATGGTAAAAATATTGATTCGAAATATCTTATTGAGGACGACGACAATGATGATAGTAATGATAAATATGGATTTAGGAAAATGAAACCAAATGAAACGAATGATGATAAAAAAAAATATATTAGTTTTGATGTTGAAACAGGAACATGGGGTACAATTAGTGATGTTATACAATTGGCGTATGTTATATATGATGATGAATATAATGAAATTAAAAGGTTCAATGGGTTCGTGAGAAATAGAATGGTAGAAAAAAGAGCTTATGATATACACGGTATAACGAAAGAATATTTAGACAAAAAAGGAAAAGACTTTGATGAAGTTATGTTTAATTTTTTAACAGATCTCAATAAATGTACACATGTGATCGGACATAATGTAAGTTCTGATATAAGACATGTCAAATCTAATATGGGAAAATATAATATAAGACTTAAATATGATCCATTTAATGAAAAAGAAATTGAAGATACAATGAAAATAGGTAAATTAATATGTGACATTAAGGACGAAAGGGGTCGTGTAAAACCACCAAAATTAGAGGAACTATTCAAATCATTATTTAAAACAAACATGAAAAATGCGCATGACGCATTGGCTGATTGTGAATGTACAGCAAAATGTTATTTTGAATTAGCCAAAATACAACCAGAAAAACAAACAGAAAAACAAACAGAAAAACAAACAGAAAAACAAACAGAAAAACAAATAGATAAAATACAAAAGAAAGATAATACAATTAAAGTCAAAAAGGTTATTAAGAAAGTTATCGTAAAAACAAAAACACAAATGATTACAGACAAAAATACAGATAAAAATACAAATAAAAATATATTTGAAAATTTCATAAAAAATATAAAGATGGATAAAATTATTAGTACAGATGATACAGATGATACAGATAATACAGATAATACAGATAATACAAATAATATAGATGAAGATCGTGAGAATGTACTTGATTTCGATTAATTATTATTCATCGGTTAATTGAAAAAATTGAAAATATATAAACAATGACATCTCCATAATTCGGAACATAAAATATACATTATTTTATGATCAAATGATCAAATTGCTTTAAAGATTTTTTTGATTCTTTAACTATTTAATTCGGACATTTTATTTCGTAAATATTGCCTGAATCTAGCTCTGATATTATTTGACTATGAGCGTGAATCTAGGTGATTTTATTTCCGAAGAGGATCTTTTCAATGAACATAAAGAATTTACATTTTCACCGGATTCGGTGAGTAAACTTACAAAAGATGACATAATAAGTTACTTAACCGGACAGTGTGATAAGAGATTTTTTTCGATTATTCAAAAAAATCTAGTTTTGTACATCAAAAAGTATTTTCCAAAATGTTTTTCGGCATTTGTCAATACTGAAATTAATACAAAACTTGACTCAGGATCTGGTTCTAGAGATGATTCTGGATATGATTCTGGATATGATTCAAAAAATTGTCATGAAAAAGTTCCAGTGTACGGATACTTGAATATCGGAGTCACAGATTCTGGTAATATTTCAGGAATTCCTATTATGGATTTTAAAAAGAACAGAGATAAAATTATTAATATTATCAGAAAACATATTCAGAAACTTATTGATGACAAGATAATTGTGTTAATGGATACTGACAATTATGATGACAATTATAGTGATAGCACAGGAATACAAAAACTGTGTGATATGGTTGAAATAGAAATTTGTACTTTAAATCCCTACAAAAATAATATCCCCAAAGAAAGTCAAATTAATATCAACGATTCAATAAATTTCATAATTAGGCAGGCTAAGGAAGCCGAAAAAAGAAATGAAAGAGAAATTTCAAAATATATCTCCGAAAAAACAATGTATGATACACAATTGAGATTATGGCTCGATAGGACAGAAAAATATGGATGTAAACTAGATATCGTTCTCAATGATATACAAGTAAGAACCGAATTTATTCATTTTGTTTTGTCTGGTTTTCCAGATTCTGTATTATCAGAGAATAATAGAACCGTTGAACAGATTATTAAAATTAATGGAGGAGATTGTGAAATAAAAATGACAAACCATGAATACAATCGTGTTATGTACATTTTTAGGGATATAATGAGAAGTAAACTTATGCCAGAGAAGCCAATTAAGCCAAAATTTGTTAAAATAATAAATCCCAAACTATATACTTTAATGAGATTAACGCCTTTGATTGATGTGTATAATCACAATAAAGATATAACATACATTTTTATACGTCTAAAAGTACCTCTCAATAATCTTCCGAGTGGTAAAATTGTTTGCTACAAAGATAAGACAGGAATTTACAATATCAAAAAACGATCAATTAAATATGTGAATGGAAAATTCACACCGGAAAATATTTTTATTTAGTATTTAATTTATAGGTTCTATCCAAAATAAACACTTCCCAGTACTATTTGATTATTTATTGTATTGCATATATATTGAGAAATGGGAATTAATATTATTAAGAAAATTATACCTTGTTTTTCCCATAAACAAGAAAATAATACGAATAATAAAAGAGATGAAACAATAAAAACAATAAAAACAATAAAAATAATAAAAACACAAAAATCAAATTCAGAAAATTTAAATCCAGAAAATTTAATTGAAAAAAATTCAAATAGCCAACAAATAAATAAAAATGACACAGTTGTGACACATACACAAAATAGATCAAATAATTTATCGAAACGGTACAAATTAATAAGAGTATTGGGAAGAGGAACAGAAGGAACAGTATATGAAGCGATTGATAAAACAAAATTAGAAACCAATCCCGATAAAAGATATGCAATTAAAATAGTTAATTTATCTGAATACGATAATTTTACAGAAATAGGTGATGAGCTACGAATACAAAATAATTTACGTCATATAAATATTATATCTATAATAGAATCATTTATTGAACATGAATGTTTGTGGATAGTTATGGAATTAGCTGAACATGGAACTTTGAAAGCGTTATTAAATAATCATTACACAAATGGCATAAAAGATGAGATATTGATTGCGACGATAATGAGACAACTATTGTTATCAGTTGAATATTGTCATAGCAAGGGAAAAATACATAGAGATATCAAAGGAGGTAATATATTGATCACGAAAGATGGAACAATTAAGTTAGCAGATTTCGGAATATCAACATCTTTTTTCACACAGGGTCGTAAAGTCAAACACAATACATTCACAGGAACAGTTTGTTGGCTTGCTCCTGAAGTAGTTTGCGAAGAAGATTATGATGAAAAAATAGATATATGGTCATTGGGTATAACAATGTTAGAATTAGCATTTGGTGAACCACCGTATTTAGAACAAAATCCATTACGTGTATTAATGACAATTATGAATAGTCCTGCGCCAACAACTCAGGATTATTATCTCATAAATAAAAACAGAACCTATAAATTTTCCAAACAATTTGATGATTTTCTTCGCAAGTGTCTCCAAAAAAATCCTGCTAAAAGATGGTCAGTATCACAGTTACTAAGACATGAATTTATAATATTGGCAAGAAATAGCGATTACATTAAAAATATATTAGAAAATAAACAGCAATAAAATAAACAGTTTAAATAGCAATCTGAATTACTATTTAAACGATAGGATCAATGATTTTTTGAACCGCTGCATAGAAACGACGATGGAAAGGAGGCAACCTACTGACCGTTGTAGCAATACTCTGAATCTGACTGGTGACCTTTTTGATTTCAGTCAAACGATCCTGAGCAATTACAAGAGTTAGAGTTTTACATTGTGCTTCATTGCCAACAGAGAACAACCATCTTTCAACAAAAATCAGCTCTTCTTCAGTCAAATTGAGATTGTTAAAATCGTTCTTCAACGTTATGAACATCGGATAGAGTGTGTTGCTGAGCATATCAGTAGGTTTGGTTTTCTCGTTGACAATTTGTCCGGTGGACATCTGAATGCCATCAACATCTTTCGACCTAATAATGGTGCGAACAAAAACTAGTGAAGGTAGACCAATGATAAGAGTGGGATCAACACTTTCGATAGAATCCTTCGTACACAGACTTTCAGTTAGTGCCTCTTTTCCATGAATTTCACACATTGCGAAGAAACTGTCCCAAATTGTCAAAATTGGAATTCGGTTGTCTTTGTTTTGTTCGATGATAGTTGTTCCATAAGTACTTACCATTGTTGGCTGAGTGACAATGTGTTGTTGTGGGGGATACTGATAGACTGAAGCTGTGGTCGTAGTAACGACAGGAGGACTATAAGGGCGTTCAGTACGAACAACAACAGGATCGTTGTAACGTCTCGAGCCAGAATCACTAACATCAATTTCAAACTTGAAACAAGCAAAACAAGATGTATCTTCTGATTCAAAAATCACGGAATTAGTCCAACTGTCAAGAACATACATACACCGGAAAATCTGCTTGAAACCATTGCCCAGACCACTCATAAAAGTGGGTGACTTGTACATCACGATAGCGGGGTAGATGCAATAACAAGCATCAATGATCAAACCGATTGGAATAGCTGCCACAAGAACGGGAGGAATCAGGCAAGTTGCCATAACATAAGGAATGAAACAAATATCTTGGAAACAATCAGTCGATTTGAAAGATTTCCAAAGAACATACCATCCACGGAAGACTGCTGGAATGTACTTGATAAGAAGAATTAGAATTGCAACGGGTAGATTGAGACAAATCGAGATAGCTGACATCAAAAGACCAATAAAAATCTGGATGATATTGATGTCAAACACATAACCAGTTGTGTTGGGCGAATTAATTTCATCCACAAAAGAACAATAACTTTTGTAGTTAAAATTCCAGAAATCTTGAACAGCATTAATTGCATATTCGATTCCTTTAGTTTTGCCAAAGTTTCCGCACGATTTTCCGCACCCATCGCTGTTATCAATTGACAGCCAGTACGATTCGATGAAGGTACCAAAGAATCCACCGAAAAGTGATGCAACCAAACTGCAAAAAAATACGAGAGGGACCCACAAAAGAAGAGGAATCCACAAAAGAAGAAACAACATAATTCGAACATTGATGCCGATTCGTGGACTCAAAAAGACGATACTGTAGGCCTTGTAGAAGTCATAAGGCAAAAGTGCGATACTGGATGCGACACAGCCGATAGTACCAATCAGAAAAATTGGAACAGTCAGGATTGCTGCCTTGATGGCACTGAAAACAGCAAGAAAGGTCACAAAGTAAAGTGAGTAGAAACAACAGCCACAGATGTCGCTCATTTTTCAGTGTTTGAATGTAAGTTGGTTTGTGTTTTGACGATAAAACTCAAAGATGTGTGTAATAATGAGAAAAATAAATGAATATAATAGGCAGTCTAAATTTTCAATTTTTCATATAGAACTTTGCATTATAATAAATAAAATTAAAATATGGATGTATGATCTACATCAATTTGTTTTATTTCAGCTGAAATAGTACCTGTGGTCACAAATGGTGAAGTATTAGACAATTTATATTTCATAAGGAACAAAATACATTTATAAAATTGACCTCCTCTTGTATCATATTTTCTTATATTAATATATTGTTCTTCACCTTTGTTTCTTCTGAAGGAATTTTTTATGGGAACACCATATAAATAATCAACAGAATTATGTTCCCTGCTAACAAGATTTTTTGCATCTTCTAAACTAAACTTGTCTGCATCAACCTTTCTCAATAAATGATCAGTCAAAGTTACTAAACTGATGGGACCATTTGTTTTATACATTACATATAGTAATTCATGTCCCTCAATATTATATAAATCCATTAACTTACCCATTTGTATCGCTGTATCATTATTTGTATGTGTTGTATTGTTTATAAAACTGGTTGCAATTTTATTTGCAAGTTCACTATTGCCTGCACCAACGATCGATACCGCAACTTTTTTAATATAATCAACTGTTTCTTGATTTCTAATAGACACATCGCCACCTCCATTAAGAGATAAATCTAATGATCCGATTAATGATTTTACAAATTCTCCAGCTCCATAAACTTCATCATAGTCTTTCATGTTATACAGATTTGTTCCATCGAATTTATTTTTAATAACAATACCATCTAATTTGTTGATATGGTAACCAAATGGTGCCGATATCTTGAGAATTTCTTCAAGATCTAAACTATCTAAAACCTTTTCTGGTTTTTTTTCCTCAACTAAATGGACAGTTTGTATTTGACTTCTTCTTTTTTCTTTTTCTTCAAGAGGTAAAGCATATCCATTATCATGAAAAATAATATTATTACCATCTGAATCTTTGTTGATATATTCAACTCTAACAAAATCGTAATCGTTCTCTTTTTTTAAATAAGTTCTATTTATCCCATGAGGTCTTGTGAGAAACCTTTGGTACGGATCGTTGAGATCACTGACGGACGATTTATATTTTTCTTTTAATTCGTTATATAGATCCCTTTTATTATTTGCGCTAGTTTCTCTGTCTTCAAAACTACCAAACGATCTTTCTAGAGGAAGTGAAAACATATTGCGGGGAGCATATTTAGTTACATCTAATGCATGGTAATACAAAGATGAGAGAATAGATTTTGGAGAACCAATATATGTAGATTTTTCATGTAATTTAGACACATCGATTAAACTATCATTTCCAGTAAATTTAATAGTATCGGTAAATTGATTGTATAGAGCCTCCTGACGAATTGGTCTTTGTTCATGTTTTTTGCATGTATTTGTAATAAGTGCATTAATTTCTGGTCTGATAACGGGTGATAATTTTGTATGAAATGATCTAAGCATGTGTGTTATGTTTTATGGTGTATGTAACTAATTAATTAATGTATATTATTAATGGTTATAAACAAATAAATTAAAAGTCAATTTTATCAAATTTTAGAAAATTTTAGGCAATTTCATCAACAAATCCTAGCCGTTTATATTCTTCAGCGGAAAACCATGTTTCATTTTTCATTAATTTTTCTATTTCATCTTTTGGTTTGCCGGTTGCATCAACATAAATATTGACGAGCTTACTATGAAGTTGGTTAACGAAATCCATATGTGAGGACAAAAATGTAAATTTACCGGAATTACCACTAGATAATTCATGAACCATTGCATATGCACTTGCTGTCATAAGCCGTTTATGCGCTGTCAAGGCCATAATTGTGCCGGCGGATGCGGCTAATCCTGTAATGACTGATACAAATTCTACATTTTTATATTTTTTCTTAGCAAGATTAATATAATCTACGAATTTAAGGACTGATAAAACAGATCCGCCTGGACTATCAATAGTATATGAAATAGTAAATTTTTCTGTTTTAGATTTCTTCGTATTGTTATGTAATAATTTTTGGATTTCTTTGATTATTTTTTGGATTGATTCGAGAGTAATGGGAGATGAAAAATGAATTTCATTTCCTACACTGTAAATATGAAGATCTTCGGGTTCAATCAAATCAAAATGTTTTAGTTGCTTATTTGCTTCCACTGAGGCATCATTGATTGAATCGTATTTTCTCTTGCTGTTCCTTTCAATACCCCAATTAATGTCGTAGTCCATTTAACTATATAAACTGTTTTATCTATTGAATGGTTTAATAATATATCAGCATATTACTACTGTATTATTTCATTATCTTTGTTTATCAATTTTTTTATATTTTGTGTAAGTATATTTATTACAAGAAATATAACTACAATAAATGATTAACAAAAAAATAATTAAAAAGTTGAAAAGATATATACTAGAACAATACGTATTCATAATAATTATTGTATACGATATAATTAATTGCAATCAAGTTTTGAAAAATGGGTTTGTATAATATTGTTGTGCGAGTAATAATTTTATTTGCGGTTTGTCATTATGTATATAATTATTTTAATTTCGGTTCATCAGTTATTCCAATATCCGATATAGAAAAACAACTCGAACAACAAGGAGGAACTATTAAACATATACTTATCGACGAATCGAATGGATTAGCTCATTTTCATTTAGTTGGAACAGAAAAAGGAAATACAAATGTAAATAAAAATAAAACTGTAAATTATGATTATACGACTCAAATATCAACAAAAAGTGATTTCAGAGATGAAATAAAAGCACTCACAGGAGATTATTATACAGATATTATTATTGAATATACGAGTTCATATAATATATTTAGTGTTGTAATAAATATATTTTTAATCATATTTGTTATAAATACATTGAGTGGAATCATTCGATCGTTTGTATCATTTTCAAAAACTGCTAATAATAAAGGTGAAGATGAAGACGATGGAAATAGTTCTTTTTTGTCATTTGGCAAAATGGATCCGTCAAGTTCTAATGAATTCTATTCTCTTGTTACACCAAAAGATTTAGCAAAAAACAAAACAACATTCGATGAAATTATTGGTCTCGAAAATGTTAAAACTGATTTGCGAGAATTTGTAAAATATATTAAATATCAAAAAGAATATAATGAAAATGGATGCACAATGCCTCGCGGTTTGTTATTTGTAGGTCCACCAGGTACCGGTAAAACACATTTGGCAAGAGCTTTTGCAACAGAATGTAATGCTGCCTTTATATCGACCACTGGATCATCATTCAATGAAATATATATGGGTATGGGATCGAAAAGAATCAGAAAATTATTTACTTATGCACGAAAAAATACTCCTTGCGTAATATTCATTGATGAAATTGATGCCATTGGTTCAAGACAAGGGTCATTTGATCGCAGTGAACTAAACAGAACAGTTAACGAATTATTGAGTCAAATGGACGGTCTTATAAAATCAGACGGTATTCTATGTATCGCTGCAACTAATTTTCCCGATTTATTGGATCCAGCATTGACACGTTCCGGTAGGTTTGATAAAAAAATTATATTTGATCCCCCAAATCTTGAAGAAAGAAAGAAAATGTTTGAACTTTATATGTCGAAAATCAAATTAGATAAAGAAATCAGATACAACGAGATAAATATAACCAATTTGGACAAATCAGACATGTCAGACATGTCAGACAAATCAGACAAATTAGACAAATTAGGACAGTCTGATGTGTCCAATACGATCGAAACAGATAACGAATCTTCAAAAACGATTGTTATTAAGCCACCAAAAGAATCAATTTTATCAAGATGGTTTAATAAATTATATTTTGACAATGACAGTAAATTAGATTCAGAAAATGATGTCATTTCGGAGTCAAGTCAAGATGATGTAACACTAGAATCAGAAAGTAAATTAACAGAAGCTGAAGAAAAAACGGAAGGTATTCCCCAACCTGATCAAGAAACTGATGAGGAGAAAGTATCTAATCCAGAATTGAAATTAGAAGAAAATGTCAAACATAACGGATTTGAAAAAACTGTTGAGTTATTGGCACAAAGAACGGCCAGATTAACTGGTGCAGATATTAAAAATATATGCAATCAAGCGATGTTTAATCATATGAAGAAATATAAAATTATCGAAGTTCCTGATAAATCCGATAAAAAGAAAACAAAAACAATATTGGTTTACGAAGATAATACTTCCGCTACAGTCGTTTCCCCAGACACATCAAATACATCAAATACATCAAATACACCAAATATAGATAATATAAATATAGACAATACAAAAAGAGGTTGTACACTACAAGATTTAACTGAAGCTATTGATGATATTCAAATTGGTATCGTCAAACGCGAACGCGCGATGAGTAATAAGGAAAAAAATCAAGTTGCATATCATGAATCAGGTCACGCATTGGTGAACAGTTTACTAAAAGGTGGTTCTGTTCCACTCAAAATGTCTATAATTCCACGTGGTGAAGGAGCATTGGGCTTCACACAACCCTTTACGGAAGATAAATATTTAATGTTTAGATCAGAGATGATAACTAAATTGTGTACACTTTTGGGTGGGCGAATTGCTGAGGAGGTTAAATGTGAAGAAATTTCTACAGGAGCATCAGACGATTTTGAAAAAGCAACAGAACTTGCACATAGATTTGTAAAGGATTTTTGTATGTCAGGAAAATTATATATGACAGTTGAAAAATTACACAGTGACTCTTACAAAGCAAATCTCAATGAAAAAGTAACTGAAGTATTAAATAATTGTTATAATTTTACAAAAGAACTATTGGAAAAACACAGCAATATTCTCGAGGAATTCACTCAAGAACTTCTCAGAAAAGAAACGATGAGTAAAATGGAACTTGAACAAATAGTCAGAAATTTTGGTATTGAACCAAATGTGATTACACCAAGTATTTAATTTATTTATTTATAATTTTACAAAATATTGATTTTTAAATTAATAAGTAAGTAATCAAATGGTTTAATATGTAGTAAATACATCAATATATATAATGGTTGACTCATCAATTGTAGTTTGCGAATGGGGAAAAATAGTTGTTAATGATAGTGAAAAAGGTAAAGTTTCTTACAAAGATTGTAAACTGTATTATTCAGATGGTAAAACAGAATCAAAAAATTGGGATTGGAATATATCTGGCACACATCATGATCCTGGAGTGCAAAGAGTTGATTTACATGATATGGATACAAAACTGAATGGTGCTATTTTATTATTATCAACAGGCTATGATAATTGTCTCAAAATAACACCTGAATTAATTGAATATCTTAAAACAAATAAAATGGAATACATGATTGCGAATACAGAAGAAATTATTACATGGTATAAAAAATTAGTTGATGCAAATAAAAAAGTTGTCGCATTGATTCACACAACTTGTTGAAATACTTAATGTTATAGTTGTTCTTATTTTATAATTTTTTAATTTATGAAATTTCAGATTTTTGTAAAAATATTGAATTTTGTTTAATTATGCTTCTTTTTATCATATAAATAAAGTTATTTTGAACTATAATTGTTTTGCATAACATAAATATATATATATATATTTATATATGGATCAATGCCATGGATTGACATTAAAAAATGATAGATGTCGTAGAAGAGTTAGAACTACAAAAGATAATCAAGTAGACGGTAAAGTATATTGTACAGTACATTTAGGAAATATTAAAGTTAGACCTATAGTTCCTTTAGCGCCAGTTATAATACCTAAAATACCAATAGTGCCATACAAGCAACCAAACCAATATGAAAATAATAGAATAAGAAGAAATAACAGAGATGCGGTAAGAAAAGAATTAAAAGATAAAGAACTTTTATTAAAAAATATTCCAGTAGAATTATACGATGACGTCAAAGATTTACCACTTGCTGATCTAAAAATAATGTTTCCAGATGCTTTAATTGAAATTCCAGAAGAAATAATGGCTATACCAAAACAAATAAAACAAAATAATGATATTGATGATTATGATGAGGATAATATATTCGCTGATATTATCGCTGGTGTCACAAATAGCGAAATGTCAGCTGATGTTATGAATGAATTGATACCAAAAGAAATTCTTGAACAATATAAATCGATGTATAATATTTATAACATGAATCCTGATCAAATAAATCCAAAACCAAACCAACAAGAATCAGAACCGATTCCATTGATTGATCCGGAAGCATTATTTGAATGTCAATGTTGCTATTGTGAAAATTTTATGAAGGACCAAATCAAATGTTCCGAGGGACATGAATTTTGCCAAGATTGTTTGACACAATATGTCACAGATAGAGTGACAGGAGGTGATTATAAATTAAAATGTATGGCCAATACGACATGTACAGGTATTTTTAGTCACATTGTGTTGAAAAAAATTTTAGATCCAAAATTGTATAAGACATATGCCGATAAAGAAATACAAGAAGTCATAACATCAGCAGAATTAGGGGATATACACACTTGTCCAAAATGTTTAGTATATTTTGCAATATTAGACGAAGTGTATAAAAGTATGCAAAAAGAACCCAAATTTGAATGTCTGAATCCAGATTGTAAGTATGTAATGTGTTACAAATGTAAAAACGATTTTCACGGAAATATGGATTGTAACTATATAAAACGAGATAAGGATGTACGTAAAACAATTGAAGAAATTTTAACAAAACATAGAACGAGAGCATGTCCCAAATGTAGTAAACACTTTTTGAGAACTGATGGATGTAATAAAATGACTTGTTCGTGTCACACTAAAAGTTGTTATGTGTGTCGGATAAAAATCAACGATTATGAACATTTTCATAATACGGGCACTAATAATACAAAAAAAATAAATGGTAAATGTCCTTTATATACTAATGAATCAGAAATTGTTAAAATGTCATTTACGTCTGCATTAGATGAAATATATGAGACATACAAACATGATAATGATAAATTACTGAATGAAGTTTATCCTATTTTGGGTAAATTAGAAAAAGAACATATTGCTGAAATCGATAAAAAATTCCAAAATAATAAATTAAAAATTATTCCGAATCAACATATCCAGCCAAATAACACAGGCCAAAATGTTCAAAACGGTCACGGTCAGACGGTTCAAGCTGTCGAGGTCAAAAATTGGTATCAAAAATTGATGGTTTTGTTTAATTAAAATTAAAAATTGATAATTAATATATATTAATATCAGTCAATAATAAACATTATTGTAATATCGCAAATAATACTAATAATAAATAATAGGTGACAAGTAACAAATCCAGCGATGGAAAAAACAATAAAACAATTACATGTCCATGAAAATTATTACAATGTTTTATATGATGACAAAAATTTCCCACCACTTGAAAAATCTAAAAAACCAACAAAAATGAACAACATTATTGTTGATAAAAAGAAACAGAGATTGAATAAACAAATATCTGAACCAATAATTGAACCAATATCTGAACCAATATCTGAACAAGCATATGAACAAAAAAAAGAACCAATGATTGAACAGATTATTGAACAACAAAATAATGAATTTTCATTCAGTAAATACAGTCATTTATTATCACGGAGAACTTGTCATATATGTTATGATAACATTTCAGAAAAAAATTATGTATTATGCAAAAAGGAAGACGAAAAAAATTTCGAGATTACAGCGCATTGCAGTTCATGTGTTGAAAATTGTTTGAAAACACAATTCGAAACATTTTTAATAACATTCAAAGAAACAGTATGTGTTGGCGAAATTAAAAGAGTATTAAGGTTGGGATTACCAAAATATATAAAATTAGAATCAATTAATTATAGTAGATATTATTTCATTGAGTTATATATGAACAAAAAAATTATTTCTGGTAGATTAGAAGGAGGATTTACTGATGAAAAAGCCAATGAATGGTTAGAAAGTCAAAAAGTTATTTTAAAGTTTTTAGAAAGTACAGATGGTGAAAATATGGTTAATAATGATAACAAATGGTAAATAATATTAAATTAAAAAAAATTGATTATTAAATCATATATATCAATCTTCAATTACATGATGTTTATTTATATTGTTATTTCATTAAAGTCAAATATCTAAATATCTAAATATCTAAATATTTAAATATTAAATATGAGTGATATAGAAACAGAATTAAATAAACTAACAATCACAGATTCCCAAGATTCTAAAGATATTGAAGAACAAGAATTATTAACATGCAATATATGTTATGACGACATATATAATGAAAATAATGTAAAATATCGTCTCAGTTCCAATGATGAATGGCATGATATGTCATGTTGTTCTGTTTGTGTTACTCAACTATTAAATTCATTGTGGAATAAATATATGGATGGAATCCGTAATGCAGATTGTGTATCTGCAATGAAACGTTCACTGAAAAATGGATCACCAATTAATATGAGGAGATTCGATGTTTTAGATACGAGTAGTGATGCTGAAGAAGGAGATAAATATAAAGAAATACATGAATTTTTGATGAATGGTGAAGTTATTTCGGCAAAACTAGAAGGATCCATTACCGGAGAGGAGAGAGAAAAATTTCTTAAAGAACAACAAGTTGTATTGGAATATTTGGAAAGTCAAGAAGGAAAAAAGATGGTGGAAAATGACTCATAAAATTAAATAAATTAATTCATGTTGGAACTTGATTGATTGTCTTCAATTTTACAAAAAACGACATCAGAAACGGATACATTTTGGTTTATATCAATAAATTTAGACATACCAAGATCTAATTTACTATAGCCTCTTGATTTAATATTAACAGTTCTATTATCAAATAAATTATTGTCATATTTTACATTACATTCATCACCTTGGAAATCAATATTAAAAATACCATCACCAATTCGCACAGGAAATTCAGTCATATTTATTTTATTTTTAACTAGTATCTTATTGTCATCTAAGTCTCTGATATAATATCCGTTTAACACTGTAGATCCATCCATTGCCATGATCCTGTTTTCAGAATAATAAGCATCCCAAATTTTTAAAAAAGTTCCCATCTGATTAACTAATACAGGTTTTGATGTAACAATTCTGTTTTTATATATACTAATATCATTGTTTTTCGATCTAATAACTAACGATGTAATAACAGGCACGTTTTGAACTGTATATGGAAATTTAATTACCTCAAACTCTGTATGTAATGTATCTTGCAAAGTTGCATCGGGTTTTGTGTAATCGAATTTCTGTTCAAATGTTGTTACCGGTAATCTAATATTATCTACCTGATTTGTGTTTGTATTTGTATTTGTATTTGTATTTGTATTTGTATTTGTATTTGTAATAAGAGTTTCAGACAAATCAATCAAATCATAAAATGGATTTGTTGAACAAATTGAATTAGTTGGATTAGTATAAACTGTTTTAGTTAAATAACTTGGATCGATTATGGGATATAGCGATACTTGTTCCATCTCAAGAAGCGATTCACTTGATGAATCATTGGAAGGGCTTACTTTTTGATAATTAATTCTGCGAAACATATAGTGTTAGTTTGAATGTTTAATCTTACTATCTAACTATATAGGAATAAAATAATAAATTTTAATTCAATTTTCTCGGAAAGAAAAAAATTGAATTAATAAGGATTTGTCATTATCCTATTGAAAAGCTATAATTCAATATAACTTAGACAAACAAAAAAACCACAAACAGTATATAATATGGTATTTGGTGTTACAGCTCTTGATCCTAACCAATCGATTCGTGTTACTACACCAACCGAAGTATATATCAAACACGGTCCAGGATGGAAAACATACAATCCTTTCGTATCTAAAATTGAAAGATTCGAAAAAATTGTTCTCGATGCAGAAGGATATTTGATTGTTACTCATTTCAAACCACGTGCTCATGGTGATATTGTTGAACATATTCCAGGACCCTGTATATTTGAACGCGATGATCAAGATCCTTTAGCAAAAGTATCTCCAATTCAAAAGAAGATCGAGCTCGGTAGTACCGAATACGTCATTTGTACTGATCCTAAAACAGGTAAAAGGAGAATTGAAAAAGGACCACAACTTTATATGCCACTACCATATGAACAACTGAGTGCAAAACAAACAATGATTACACTTACAGTTAATCAATACATGTTGGTAACTGATGACAACACCGGTCACATCGAATGTAAGAACGGTCCGGCAAACATTGCATTGGAACCATTTGAGAAAGCCGGAAAAATTCAGGAGAAAATTGATCTGAGTGGTACACAATATCTTGTCATAACTGACACCAAAACCGGTCATATGTCTATCCAAAAAGGTCCAATTCAATACGTTCCTGGTCCATATGATCAAGTTTCAAAGATCAAAAACATGGTTACGCTTTCAAATACGGAATATGTTTACATTAACGACAAAGCAAATGGTGAATGGAAAATCGTTAAGGGTCCCAAAACTTTCCACTTAGAACCATTCGAAGTGGAAAGTAAGATCCAAAACGTTACCTGTTTGAATATGCTCCAATGGGCTAAAGTCATTGACCAAAACACCGGCGCAATCCGTATTGAAAAAGGTCCGTGTGTTATTTTCCTTGGTCCTTATGAGAAACTTATTGCTGATAATGGTAAAGAAATCCAAGATGCCATTACTGTAGATGTCAACCATGCCGTTCACACCAGAAATACTGAAACTGGTGAAGAATCACTTGTTACTAAACCCCAAAAATATGTACCAGAAGCTCCTAATATCCAAATTGTTGAAGTCAAGGAACTTATTAAACTTGCACCATTCGAAAGTATGATTTTATTCGATAGGGAAGGTAAACTTAGTTTTAAATCTGGTGAAAAGAATGTAGAAGGTTTCTTCATTCCTCCGTTCTGTAGTGTTATGTTTCAACTTTGGTCGACTGATCCAGATAGAAAAGTAAAAGGTAATATGAAAGTGTCCACGTTCGATCACAGACCTCATGACATGAATTTCAAATTCAGTGTTAGATCAGGTGACAACGTCGAAATCAATATTGTTGTGAACGTTTATTGGAATATTGTCGATTTGGAGAAAATGATTAAAACAACCAGTGATCCACCAGAAGATATTTGTAACCACGTTAAAAACCAAATTCTCAATTTTGCTTCAAGTATGTCAACTAAAGAATTTATGGAATATTCAGTCGCTGAAATCGTCAAGAAAATTTATGATGTAGATAGTGAATTTTATAAATCTCGCGGTGTTCATGTTTCTCGTGTTCAAATTCTTGAAAAAAGATGCGCGAGTGATGAAATTGAGAGAACATATCGCTCTATTATCGATCAGAAAATCAACAGTGCAAGAAGTTACGAACAACAAATGGGTACAAATCAAACAGAAATTGCTCGTATCAAAGGTTTGACTCTTATCGAAAAAGAAAACTATGCACTTCTTCAACAAAAACTTGCTAACTTGGAACTCGAAACAGAAACTGCTGGTCGTGCTGAGGGTGGTAAAATTAAATCTTTCCTTGATGGACTTGGTGATATGCCTATGGAAGATAAAATTAATATTTTCCTGCAATTGGAAAGAACAAAGCGTATCGGTCTAGTTACTGACAAGGTTCAATCAGTTTATCTCAACCCAACAGAGGCTGATTTCAACTTGAATGTCGTTCGCCTTGAAGAAACCAAAAAAGACAAAGTTAGTACAAAGGATACTAATCTTGTCGATGCAGATAAAGAACCAAAAGAATCAAAAAGTAAAAAGGCAACAATTTCTTTGAACCTCGATACTAACAAGAAATAAACATTTTTTTATCACAAAAAAATATAATTATTTTAAATTAAAAAAAATTGATAAACAAATCTAATAATATTTATTTATAATAATATAGACTAATATGAACTAAATAAGATGGAACATATTAATCACGATATAATAATATATTTTATTCATTCATTCATAGCATGTATTTTATGTTCTTTACATTTCTCCAATGAATATATATGTTCTTATTTAATAATGATAGTTACAGCATTGACAATATGGATTTTTCCTCAATTACTATCGACACGTACTATAAATTTAATCGCGATGACAAATATAAATTTAACAAAATTAGTTAAATCCATAAAATATATTAATGCAATAATATTCTCTGTAATTCAATATTCCGGAAACAGATATGAAATATATGTAATGTATTTTACATCATGTGTATTATTCGGATTAATGATTGATAAAATCATTAATTATTATTGGAAGGAAATCAATGATGAAATTAATACTTATCTTTCTAGACAAATATCAAAAAAATGTAAACAATTTGAAGAAATCAAAACCAATGAAATAATAGAAAAACTAACGGACGAGTTTAATGATGGTATTCTAACCATAAATACAAACCGCTTTATATCTCAAAAATTGCAAACTAAAATTAAATCATATATCGAAGCTGAAAGTAAATTGAACGATTTTGATAAAGATGATTCGGATAAAGATATAACGCAAATAGATGAAGATTTAAAAAATGAGTTGAATTCGTTATATACAAATGTTCTTGTTGAAATCAACGATGTCGATAAACGAAAAATTATTGTAGAAAAAATGGTGAACAATACAATGAATCAATTGACAGAAATAAGGAATGAAAATAAAATAAATAAACTCAATAGTTAAATAGTCAGATAATTTATTTTATTTATTTGCATCTAATAAATTTTCTACATAGGATATATTTACATGCCGTTCTACTAAAGTTGATATTTCTTGATATATTTCATAAAATTTCAACTTTATTTTCAGGAAGTAGAACGGTTCATAGACTCCCATTGAGTGATTTTTATTTACTTATGTATTAATACT